GGGACCACCTTCGATCTTGATGGTCGAGTCCTCACTGTCGATGTAAAGTTTTGCCTTCATGTTTATGCTCCTTTCTCGACTGTCGGGAAGAAATACTCTCCGATCTGCTCCTGTGGAATGTGCAGCTCCCTGCAAATGGCGGTGATCTCGTAATGGCGCCACTCATTGTTCTTTTGCTCCGGCTTCGGGTTCAGGCGGGTGGACAGGGTGCTTTCACCCATGCCGACCAGCTTGGCGAACTCCCGGTGCTCAAACCCTTCGTCCTCGATGAGGCGGGCCAGCTTCAGGTAAGGGCTTCTTGGCTTTCTCATGGCTTTCATCCTCCTTCTTTTTGCGGATGTGTTCCAGCCGCTCCGGCTGGCGTTTGTCCCAGCGCTGTTCTGCCCAGCGCTTGTTGTGGCCGTTCACGCTTCCAGTTCCAGCGCCCAGAACTCGGCCAGGGTCTGGCACACCGGCAGGGAAAAGCCGATCAGCTCCTCCCCGCCGGGTTTGAGCAAAATCATGTAACGTTCCATGGCTGTGTGTCTCCTCTTTTTAGTCCGGGCTGAAAGTCTGGAACCGGTCATCGTGCCGGCTCTTGAATTCTTTCAACTCTCGGATATCTTCCGGCGTACAGCCGGTGTTTTCATAAGCTGCCAGCCGCTGCACAAGCTCTTCTTTCTTGGCCGGGCTCCAGTAGCCCTCTTTGATGCCGCTGCACCGGGGGTGCGTCAGTCGGTTCATAGTGTGTACCTCCTTGTTGATGTCTCCCTTTTAAAGCAGGAGATTCTTGACTGTCTCAAGAATCGGAATGAGGTCGCTGCGGAGACTCAGGATGCTTCCGTAAACGCTCTCGAAGTTGCCCAGGAGGATTTCGAGGGTGCTGTAGATGTCGCTGATCTGCCAGACAATTCGCAAGAGCAGGAGACTTTGGACAAAGCAGGCGACGCTGAGAATTAAGCTGCTTCGTTTAAGTTTTTGAATCTCGTCCTCCATAACCCGGCCCTCCGTCTCCAGCGGTTCGCCGGGCTTTTTGTTGTCATTCATGTGGCTCACCTCCTTTCACTCTGCACCTCTGGGCTTCTTCCGGCCAGCGCATCGGCCATGATCTCATCGAAGCCCGGCAGGCCAAAGGCCACGATGCTCAGCTGGTCAATGCGGCTGTTCAGCTCGCCCTGCGCCTGCTGCACAAGGTTCTCCGCTCTGCGCAGCCGGTCGCAGGCACCGCCGTACAGGGACTTCCACTTTTGGAAGTGTTCCTTGAAATCGTCCCGGTCTTTGATGAAGTCGTCACGCATGGCCGTGACGTTGGCCAGGGCGGCCTTGGCTTCGCTCACGGCCTGAATGGCGGCGTTCAGCCGGGTGTTGGTGGCTTCCAGCTGCTCGATGTGCTGCTTGGCCTGGAAGCTCTCGTATGCGCCGGTCTTGTGGATGGCGGGCAGCACCTCGCTGGTGACCCAGTGCTTGAAGGCCTTGGCCTTGGGCATCTTGCTGCTCAAAATCAGGCTGTACAGGCCGCTCTCGTTGATGAGGGCGGTCTTAGTGGCACCGGAGAGGGTGTCGTGTTTCACGATCCCAGCGCTTGCAGAGGGCACATCCCTTTTTTGGGTATCTGCCCCTTGCGGCAGAACCTCAAGTCGTTTGTCCTCGTCGTCAACGTGCTTGAGAATGGCGTTGCTGGGATTCTTGTACCCCAGTGCAATGGCAACGTCCTTGCCGACCAGCCAGGGCGTGCCGTTGATCTCCACGGTGCGCACCTGCCCGAACTCGGGGTTTGAGAATGTGGTTAAGTCGTTCATGTGGGTTTGACCTCCTTGTGGGTGGCTCCCTTCTGCGGTAGAATAGAGGGGCAGAAGGGAGGTGGAAATAATGGAACCTACGGCAAATGCGGGAATGTCTGTTTCAGACTGGTCATCGTTGGTAGCGATGGTTGTAGCAATCTGTGCATTGTTTTCTCCGGCTTTAACAGCCTTCTTCAACAATCAACATCAGCTTGAAATGAAAAAATTGGAGTATGAACATCAGGAACGCGAAGCACAGCAAAAGCGAGAATGCGAAATATATGAAGGTTATATTCGAGCTGCCGGTGCTGCGATTCAATATCAGACCAAAGAAAGCATTCAAACCTTTGGAGAGCATTCGGCTCTTGCAATGTACTATGTACCAGAAGAATTACGCGCTGATATGGTTTTGTTGGAAAAGCTCGCGCAACGTAGAGAAAGCTATGATGATTTGCTTGTAAGAAAAGTGGAATTGCTGAATAGAATCATTGTTAAAATGCGAGAGCTACGAGGAGCACAGTCGTCAACGCACCAACAATGATGGAGTAGATGGGATACCACGTCATGAGATCCGGCACGAGTTTCTTTGTGAGCAGATTGCACAAGACGATGACAGCCCAGAGTATCGGAATCAGCTTTAGCGTAAACACTGTGGACAATCCTCCTTATTCAGATTTATCCGAATTATGATATGGTAGCTCGACATTCTGCACCACCAGCTACTCTCTGCCGTCACGCCAGTCCGGTTGACCAACTCTTCCACAAGCTGCGAAGTCGGTACATCTTTCAGCGCCCAGCGTTCCTCTTCCACAGGTTCGCTGGGCTTTTTGTTGTTGTCCATCTTCTTCACCTCCTTGTGTGCACCTCGCTCCTGCGATACAATAAAAACAGGAAGGAGGTGGTAATCATGAATCGCGTTGTGGTAACGCACAAAGATGATGCACAGCGGTACATAAAAAGCGGTTGGACGCTTGAGAGTGAACATGAAGTGATTCTGCCGGGAATCAACAAACAGTACACGGAATGTACGCTGTACTGGAAACAGTCGGGCGAACCGGCTGCACCGGATGGGCCGGAAGTGGAGCTAAAGACAAAGGATGTCACACCCAGCCCAAAACGTAGACGATAGAGCCGTCTGCCGCAATCTTTGCATCAAAAGCTATCCAGTTGCCGCTGGATAGCTTTTTTGCTACCTCGTTGCAGTCAGCGGTTTTGTAAATCCCCCGCACGGCACGTTCTGCGTCATTTCGGGGCGGTCGCTCCATGAGCGAGAGCGTCACGGGGTACGCAGGAATATCCGAAAGTTCCTTCATCTTCTTCACCTCCTTTGGAATGAACTTGCGAAAACTAAAGTTTTGCGGCAAAAAAATAAGCGGGGATTTCTGCGTCAGGGATTGCGAGGACACGGCATAAATCACGGATTTCGGTCTGAGTGAAGTCCGTGTGACCACGCAACTTTTTGTTTAAAGTTGTAGGAGAAATGCCGATTTTCTGCGCAACATCGCTCTGCGTCATACCTCTGGCGCGGATGCGGCCAAGCAGATTTAAGTAATCCATTTGTATCACCTCCTTGCCAATACTATACAACTTGCGATTTCTAAAGTCAATACGTTTTCTAAAGATTTTTGAAAAATATCTTGCGTTTTCTATAAAATGGCGCTATACTGTGAATAAGACATGACGGAGGTACGTTCAAATGAAAAAGAGCGATTTCGCAAGTCGGCTATCACAGGCTCTCGAGGCACGAGGGATGAAGGCCGCAGACCTCTCCAAGAAAACGAAGGTAGCAGAAGGCACTATAAGTTGTTATATAAATGGACGCTATGAGGCAAAGCAAAACCGTGTGCAGGTCTTTGCTGAGGCGTTGGACGTGAATCCGGCATGGCTCATGGGCTATGATGTACCAATGGAAGCGGAGCGCTCCCAGCCCGCCCCCGCACCCCGTCCCATCCCGAAGGGGTTTGAGCCGATGCCCAAGATGAAGAAGATCCCGCTGGTGGGCTCGATCGCCTGCGGCACGCCCATCCTGGCCCAGCAGAACATTGAAAAAATCGTGGACGTGCCGGAGAACATCCGGTGCGATTTCTCCCTCACCTGCCACGGCGACAGCATGGAGGGTGCCGGCATCCATGACCGGGACGTGGTGTATATCCGCATCCAGCCCGAGGTGGAGAACGGCGAGATCGCCGCGGTGCGCATCGGCGAGGAAGCCACCCTCAAGCGGGTGTACTACCAGAACGGCACCCTGACCCTGATGCCCGCAAACGCCGCCTATGCGCCCATGGTCTACACCGGCCCGGAACTGAACGACGTGCAGATCGAGGGCAAGGCCGTGGGCTGGACCCACTGGGTGGGGTGAAACCCCGCCACGCCTCTCAATGATGCGTACCATGGCGGGGTCGCTTTATTATGAGTTGCCGAGGAATCCTCGGTAGTTGAACAAAACAAAAAACGCCCGGCCATGTTGCAGCATGACCGGGCAGAAAAGGAGGAAAATGGAATTGACTTTAAATCAGGATTGTATCCGTGATGTGCTGCTGCAGGTCGAGGCTGCAGGGCTGGCGGATCACATCACGGAGAAAACGCTTCATGCGAAGCTGCCAGCCTACACAGAGGATGAAATCTGCTATGCCTGCTATATGCTGGGTGATGCAGGTTATCTGGAGATTGAGAAAGACCGCTATATTCGTCACGTTGGTGTGACGGTCCATGGAATGACTTATAAAGGGCACGGCTTTCTTGATCAGATCAGAGACGCAACGGTATGGGACAAGGTGAAAAAGCGGGCAAAAGCGCTTGGAACAGTGGCCCTGACAGCACTGGCAGATATCGCAAAGGATGTTATTGCGGCGAAGCTGTCTGGCTGATGTCAAGATCGACGTCACCATCAGCAATGAAATCAAGTCGAACGTGCGCACCCCAGTGATCACTATCCTGCTTGACTTCGTAAGCAAGCACATTGCTGATTTCGGTGCCGTTGACGGCGATAAAAGAGTATTTATCTTTTATGTGGATTTTGAGGGAATTCACGGAGATGGCTCCTTTCGATTAGTTTCCTTGTTATTATTATACATCAAAATTATGCTAAAGTATAGCATGATTTTGACTTGCAAACAAAACAAAAACGCCCCCGGTGCTACCAACACCGAGAGCGTTTGCAGAATGGCTTGCCCACAAGGGTACAAGACAACCTAACCAACTGTTATTGTACTCCAAAAGGGCAGGCTTGTCAAAGTGTACCCTTCTGGAGGTGAAAAGAATGTTTGAATGCCCGAAATGCCACAAGGAGCTGCCGGACGGTGCAGCATGGTGCTGCTGGTGCGGCGCAAAGCTGGTGACCACACGGAAGCCCCGTGCCCGGTCGAACGGGGAGGGGAGTGTCTACCAGTACGGAAATGCCGGCAAGTGGCGTGCCGAGATCAACATCTATAAGGATGGTGTGCGTTACCATAAGATCCGCAGCGGCTTCAAGACCAAGCGGGATGCCGTGCAGGCCCTGCCGGAGATGCGGGAGCTGGTGCTGAACGGGCAGGAATTTGCCCAGGATGCCACCCTGCAGGAGCTGTGGGAGATGATCTGTGCGCAGACATTGCCCAAGCTGAGCAAGGACAAGGCCAGCCACTACCGCACAGCCTGGGCGGCGCTGGAGCCGCTGAAGAACGCCAAGATCCGGAACCTGCGTTATGCGCACCTGCAGCCGATCGTGGACGCCCGCGAGGGCGGGTACTACCCCAAGCGGGATATCAAGGCCCTGCTGGGCAAGATGTACACGCTGGCCCTCAAGTACGAGTATGCCGATAAGGATTACTCCAAGCTGCTAGATCTGCCGCCGATCAGCGCCAGCACACGCACCGCCCTGACCGAGGACGAGGTGCAGCGGATCTGGCAGGACTACGATGCCGGCCACGAGTTTAGCCGGTACTGGCTCATCATGGCCTACACCGGAATGCGCACCGGTGAGATGCTCACGATTCTGAAAGCGAACACCCACCTGGCTGAACAGTACTGCACCGGCGGCATCAAAACGGATGCCGGCAAGGCCCGGCAGATCATCTTCCCGGACAAGATCATGCCCCTTGTGCGGGAAGCCTACCGTAGCGGCACCAAGCGCCTGTGCGAGGTGGACGAGAAAACCTTCTATGCCGAGTGGCACGACATGGCCCAGCGTGTGGGTCTGCAGCCAGACATGACGCCATATTGCCTGCGCCACACCACGGCCACGCTGCTGGCTGTGGAGAAGGTCGCCCCGGCAATTATAAAGGAAGTGCTGGGCCACACGGACTATGCGGTCACGCTGGGCTACACTCACATCCCGCTGGAAGAAAAGCTGGACGCGATGAACAAGTTGAAGTGATCAGCCGCGTGCAAGATCGTTGTACAGCATTTCGAGGAACTGTACAGCACTGGGGCAGCCGTCCAACGGATAGCCAGCCAGCTCCTGCACACGGGAAGGGTTGGTGTGCCATGCGGTCTGCGCGGCACGCCGGATGGTGCTTTGAATGGCCGTCCAGTCACTGCATTGCTTGTCAGCAATCGGCTCATAGACCTCTTTCTGGACAGCTTCCAGCCGGTCCTCTTGTTCCCAGATAAGCCGCAGGCAGTCGGCAATGATGGAGTAAGAACGCATACTGCGGATGATGCCCAGAGGCCGGAGTGTCTGAGCAATGCGCAGCGAGAGTGTGGAAGAATCAGTGATTGGCAC